GGTATATATGTCCTATCCATTTTACGCATATCGCCATAATGTGATGGATTAAATGGAATACTTAAAGATATTCTTGCACCTTCATAATTTCTAACTTTATGAAACGTGTCAGGAGGCATATATAATAAATCTCCTGCTTTTAATTCAAAATTCATTTTTTCGACAAGATGTTTATTTTCATCTTCCTCCTCAAGAAAAGATATTTCTTCGTCTAAATCTTTGTAGTCAAATATTTGCCAGTTAGATGTACCCTCTATTTGTATGTATATTTTATGCTGTGGTCTATCTCTGTGTGCTTTATAGCCGGAAGCTTCAGCAGAAGGTGAAACATATATATGTGCATCACCAAACATATCAAATTCATCTTCAATACAAGTAACAAGTTCTGCTACTTGTTTATTTATTTGAGATTGGTTCATCATCATAAAGCTATTATTAGCTTCAAGCATTTCTTTTACTTTTGTTTTATTTAATGCTTGTGGTGACCAAGCTACATCACCTGATATATATAATTGTCTAGCTCCATGATAAATAATACTAACAGGTACATTCCAATTGCACCCATTGTTAATTGTTGTTTGTATTTCATCTAAAGTTAGTAAATCTTTAAACTTCTCTTTATCACCTTTAATAACAAATGTTTCAGAGTTATCCATTTTGGTTTTAAACTCTTTTATTGTCGTTGGTGCTATTATTTTATTCAACATGAATAGTTACCTCCCATTTATTCAAAGGACATTTTGCATCAGGGATGTAAGATTTAGGTCGTAAAAGACATTTACAGATTTTGCAAAATTTTGCCCCAATTGTGCTACCCATTTCAGGGCATTCCATACAAATTCTTTGCCTACGGTGAGCTTCCTCCTTAATACTCGACATAGTTTTAACTAATTAAACCATGATGTTTTAGTCTTGCATCAACAATGTCCTCTACAGAATCTACTTCGCCTTCTGCCATAGGGTCATCTGAAGGTGGATACGCTTCTATCATTGCTTTTACTTCGTCTTTGTTTGCAATACCTGAACCTACAGTTTCTTTTCTTGTGTAATGTTCTGTCGGTATAAAATCTGTAATGTATGCGTTTAATGCATCACCTACTAGATATTTACCATCAGCATCCATAGGTAAATCAACTGCCATAGAGCCAAGTTCTGTACCATCTGCTTTGTGTATGCTTACTTCTATATTTCCTGATGCTTCATCAAAGTATCTTATTTTATGACCTAATGCCATTATTATCTCCTTGTATAAATTAACCTACTGTTCCGTTTCTTGTACCTGTTGCTGACCAAGTTACATTAGATTGTCCTGATGTTGCCGCACCACCTGAACCACCACTTGTTGGGCCGGCTCCGGATTGTGATGGACAGTTAGTGTTTCCACCACATTGTGCCGAACCACCACCACCACCTGATGCACCATACGACCCACCTGAACCTCCTGCTCCACCTGCAAGGTATGTTCCTTCTGTACAGATACATCTTCCACCCGGGCCGCCTGCTGAAGTTAAACTTCCTGCTCCACCATTACCATTAACTGAGTTTACACCACCTGCACCATTTCCTATGCCACCTCCACCGGCCGCACCACCCATGTTCCATCCATTAACTTGTCCTCCTGCACCTCCGCCACCTCCTCCACCGGAGATTCTGCCTTGGTTATTAATAGTAACTGCTGAAGCTATATATAAACCTGTTCCTCCTGCACCACCTGCTGATGTATGATGGTCACTACAGCAGGAACAGTTACAAACAAAAGCACCTCCATATGCATCACCTGCTGTAACGCTTCCACCTTGTCCACCTTTCCCTAGAATTGTTCCATTGTTAGTGAGTGACACACCACCGGGGTAACTTCCATCAATAGTCATAGCAGGTGTACCTGTAGAGCCTGAATATATGTAGACACCTGAATTTATTGTAGCTATTAATTGTGAAGAACCATCCCAACCTGCACTAATAGCTGTACTTCTTAAATTAACTTGACTAGCATTACTTGTAATACTAAAACTAAAAGTGTTAGACGTACCATAAAAATCAGCCGCTATTTGTATTTCGCCACTAGCAGGTGCATTACCTTTATCATGGTATTCACTTAAAGCATGAGGTTCAGAACCACCATACTCAGCCGCTATCTCTGATAGCTTTATTTGTCCACTACTCTGTAATGCCATTATTTCTTCTCCAGTTTTTCTACTTTCGCAGTAAGCTCCTTAATAGATTCAATCAGTAAAGCGTGTAGATTGTCGTAGTTTAATGTTTTGTATTTTTCGTCATTACCTGTGTGCAATGGCAATGAGCGTTCTGTTACTGCACAAGGCATAACTTTTTCAACATCTTGTGCTAGTAGACCTGCTGATTCCATTCCATCTTTAAGGTATTTGTATGTAACACCTGTTAGTTGAGCTACTTTGTCTAAAGCGTGGTCAATAGGGTTAATGTCATACTTTAGTGTTGCATCTGAGATTGTAGTTGAAAAAGCAACAACGTCACCATCAACGTGTAAAGTACCATCAGCTAAAAGCCTCATTTCATCGCCACCATTGACTACAAAATTTATATTAGTATTGTTACTAAATTGAATTTTATCTGTTCCATCCAATCCTATTTGTGAGATACCATGACCACTTAAATCACCTAATGAATTAGATAGTTTATCTGCTGTGACTTGGTCATCTGCAATGTGTGCTGTGTCAATAGAGCCATCCACATATTGGTCTGAGTCAATTGAGTTTACTGCCATACGAGCATTTGTCACAAAATCGTCTGCTGTAATAGCGTTTAGCTGTGTTTGTATTGCACTCGTTACACCATCAACATAACCAAGTTCTGTAGCAGTAAGTGTTGCAGGAATGCCATCTAGAACGTTAAGTTCTGCCGCAGTTGATGTTACTGCTGTGCCACCTACTTTAAATTGCCCTGCTGTTAAATTAGGCTTAATGGCTGTTGTGCCATCTAGTAAGTTATCAATTGAATCTAAGTTAGTGTTTAGTTTTGTTCCCCAAGTATCAGCAGAAGCTCCCACTTCAGGCTTTGTCAAAGAGAACGTAGTAGTAGTTGTATCTGCCATTTATATCTCCTAAAAAGTTCCTTGCCATACTCGGAATTTGTCAAACTCACCACTCAGGATGTTTTTTCTAACAACTTCTTTTCTCGCTTCAATATCGTTCCAGTTAACTCCTGCATCCTTGCACCATTGAGCCATGATGTGTAAAGGTATAGAGCCTACAAGACGATTTTCACCAGTCATACCCACCTTAGCCTTTCTTAAATCCTCTGCTCTGTTTAGGCTAGGTGCGTTATCAAATGTACGTGCAATCTCAATTTTATCTTCTTTTTGATTGTACTGTACGTGTTCTTTAGTTTTCATATTATCTCAAATTTGGTGTGGGAAACTTAGCTCAAATCTCCCACGTTAAGTGTGGGGAGATTAAGGAGGACTCCCCACACCATATATTCTACCTCATTATGAAGTAGTACAGTCAGCAACTAAACCTGAAGCTTTCTCATTTTTAGAGATAAGCGTAAGTTCAGTTAATACCTGACGTGTTGTATTATCACCAGTCTTAGCTAGTTCAGTATTTTTAGTTGGTCTAAGAATACCACATGCCCACATATCAGACTGCATAATCCAAACGTCTCTGCCACGATTCTCACGTGAAGGTACGAAGTCTACTGTACCCCAAGGAGTAACGTAAACATCTACTGCATTAACAACAGCGTTAGTACCACCAACAGCCGCACCAATTGTAGAGCGTTGGTTGTTCATACCAGTAAATCCTAGTGCCTTGTTCATTTGGAACGCACTTAGATATACAGTATCAGGCTTACCACCTTCTTCCCAAATAGACTGCATAACACTATCAAAGTCTGCTTGTGAGAAAACAGTAGCTGTACCATCTGTACGAGCTGTGTTACCCGGTACTGAGCCAGTAGGGTTTGCACCACCTGAACCACCAATGTTAGCAACATTAGTTGTCACGTATGCACCACATCCTGCTAGTTCACGTGCCGCAGAAGCAGAACCTGCTTCATACTTATTGTTATCGAACAATGCCTTCTCAATGTCTAGCTTTTGTTCTTTAGCAATTTTTAACACTTGGTATGCCATCTCAGAAGCACGTCCTGCTTTATCAAGACCTTGGTCTGTATCAGGAATAACAACTGCATTCTTGAAGATTTGTGTGTAATTGCCCAAACGAACAGTAGCAGTTCTTGCCTCTGCTGTTGTAGCATCACCTTCAATGTGTGCATTAGCCGCCGAACTTCTTAATGAGTCGGTCTGCCATTCGTGGTAAGTGTTACTTGCTTTTACTTTTTTCAACGATGAATAAAAAGGAGTCTCTTCAGGAGAGATGTCATAAATAACGTTCTCTAAGTCCTCTCGTAGACCCTTTGCATCATAACTGTCGAATGTATTACTAGGTTGCGCCATAATATTTCTCCATTATGTATTATTTAAAATTAAGCCAAGAGCATCATCAATGCTACCTGACTCTTTGAGTTTTGCCTTTTGGCGAGAACGTATTTTAGCATTTGGAGTAGCTATTTTTTTAGCACCCGGCTTCACAACAGGTTTCGCAGACTTAGTTTTTTCTTCAGCCTTTGACTTGCCTGATATGATGTCTTGATACTTCATAGCATCGTGCAATACTTTTATTGCCCTTGCATCAGTTATTTGAGCAATTTCATCATTAGTATAACCATAATGATTAGTACCTGCCTTTATCAACCTTTCCCTAGTTGCAGTTGCTTTTTTAGAGTCTGCAAAATCAGGAATGTCCTTCTGTAAGATTTGCATTTGTTCTTGTAAATGTGCTTTCATAGCAGTCTGTTGAGCTTGGCTTTGCTGTTGCGAAACCTGTTCAAGTTGTGCCATCTGCTGATTATAAGAAGTCATCTGCTCTTCATACTCAAGGTTTTTTTGCATATACCCTATTGGGTCAGCATCAAAAAGTTCTTTAGTAGGTTTCACAGGTGGCTGTGCTAATCCTCCTTGTTGGATTTGTTGATATAACTGAGCCATTTGCTCACGTTCTTTAGTCAAGGCTGTGTAGACTGTTTCGGCTTCTTTACGTTGTGCCGCCACATCCTGCATACCTTGTTGGACGTACTTCTGTCCACTATAGCCTTGCTTTAAGTTCTCTAAGGTTACCTGCTCTTCCTGACCATTTACTTTAACAGTAAAAAATTCAGGTGTTACAGGGTCTTCTGAACTGGCATCCTCTATTGGGTCTTCGTCATCCTCATAGTCCGAAGCTTCAATTTCTTCAGCTTCTTCTGTTACTTCTTCTTCAACTTCATCAGCAATTTCAGCCTCAACAGATATTTCTTCTGTTTCCTGAGATTCTTCTATTACTTCTTCTGTTGTCTCTTCTTCTACTGGCTCAACAATGCTACTAATAGCACTATCTACGTCAGTTATTGGGGTTTCAGTCTCGTTAGCCAAGGTACTGTCTCCTATTTAAGTTTGCGATTGTACATTGCTTCATCCGTTTTTACGGAGTCGAAGTAATCATCAATCTTTCTAATTGCACATATCATGTTATGTGCCTCCTCTCGCTCATCCGTTGTCGAATCAGCGTTTACAAACACAGCAATTTGCTGTTCTGTAATCTCTTTTAAGGCTAACTGAAACATATCGTCAGCCTGTAATGTCTTCATTCTAGCAGATTTTTCAACAATTGAAAGTTTCGATGCCACTAGAACCTACCTCCTGTTACTGCCTGTGCAGGTGATTCTTGTGGGTATCTTGCTTCTTGTTGAGCCGCTTTTATTTGTTCTACATCAACCTTAGTGCCATAATTACCTAATATCTCTGCGGCTTTAATAATAAGGTCTTGGTCAAGCTTATCACGCTCTCTATCATCAACTGCAATAGCTTTCTGTGCATCAATTTGTGCTTTAAGCATATCCATCTCAGCTTTCTTATCTGCTTTGTATTGCTCTGCTTGTACAAGTGCTTCAGCTTCAGTCATTTGTTGGTTTTCTGCTTCCATCTGTTGTTGCTGTTGCATTAATTCCATTTCCATTTCAGGTGTCATTGGATTAAAGTATCTGTCAACATTACGAACTCCTTGTAAAGCTAACATATCACCTAATGTGTTACGAATGCCTGACATAGTTACTAATCCATTACCTGAGCCATAATTTGACCATATTTGCATTTGCATTTGTAACGCTTGACTTAGTGCATTGTGTCTATCCATTTCCTGTCCAGTACCAACACCAACATTGACTGTCATATCCATGCCTGTATTCCAAACACGTGGGTCTACTGGCTGAAATTCACCATGTAAACGCATCATAGTCTCTTCACAGCTATTTTCTACTAATAGATGTAACATTAGCTTAAATAAACGTTTTAGTCCTCCCTCAGCAATATTTCTTGCCATAACTTCAAT